TGCCATCTTTTAAATAATATAAAGGGTAAGTTGTTTGGCCCAAACTCAACTTCATCGAAGAATTTAAAACCTAGATGTTTTAATAAACGTATGTGTACGTGATTACGTTTATCTACATAGTTCCACAGAATGCTTTCTTGTCTACTGTCTATAAAGCGTTTAGCCTGTCTAGCAAATAGCACTGGAAAGTCATGGATAGCTGGTGTACAAAGCATCCATATAGCTCCGTTATCACCTATCCCGGCTAGTCCGGCAGTCCTGCCGTCAGGGACTGTGAAATATATGCAGAAGCCCTTTTGAGCTTCTTCTGGTATAGCTGTGATTGGATCTACTCCATACCCTTCTATCACTTCTCTACGGTCTTCTGGACGTAGATTAGAGGCCACCTCTATGGCAGCCTCTTCAGTTATCAAGTGTATGTATTTAGATCCGCTTATAAAATCTGTTGTTGTAGTCTCCTTCCCATGACATTGATTGGAGTGTTGCTGGGGAGGGGTGGGTTGAAGTAAGCGTGACATTAACGTTTTCATTTCTTTCATACACGGGGATAGTCCGTGAACTATCTCCTACGTATGGCAATCTATTTGCTTGATATGCATCTAGTATTGATGACTCATGTGTATCAATAAAGTCTGGCTTACCGATACGTACAAGCTTGGTTATGAACTGTCCTACATCACCAAAGTTAAATCTGATTCTCTGGACAATTAAGGAGCTTGTGGTGTCAGCAGTGGTCTTATTATTTTTAGTTGCTGTTGCATAGATGGTAGGGAACTCTACCTTCATCTCATATTGCTCACCAACATGGATGTCGTTAGCAGTCCAGTCACCGTTTAACGTGACAGTATTACCACCATTACCTGAAGTGCTAGATACTACTTGGTATCTACCTCTGTTGTCATTGTTTCCAAGTACGATTGCTGCTACATCTACAGCTTCATTTAGATAACTTGGTAAAGTAAATGATGTAAGGTCTGTACTGGATGAGTAACTCAGTGCGGATGACGCTACGGTTGTTGACCTATCTAGATGAATGTTAAAGGTATCGTCGTATGAATCACTTGTAGGTGAGTTATTCTTTTCCTTTAAGCTAATTTTTACCAGTGTTCTGTCGTCAAAAATGATGTACAGGTCATCTTGGATAATAACAAAATGGAAAATGTTCTTTTGGAACTTCCATTTAAACCATGCACCTTGCAACCGTTTACCACTTACGTTGTAGTATCGGAATCCATAGATCTCATTGGTTGTGATCTTACCCATTAAGATGTAAGCGTTCTCTCTAGAGTTTGTAAAAATATCTAGATCTTTGTTTAGTAGTCTTGATACTACTTTTCTTTGCTCTACTACTTCAGGTTCTGTCTCCCTCCGTACATTCAACATCTCAAAGAACCGACTGTACTTACCTGCATTGTCTACAAAACCTAAGCTTGTTCCTAATGAAATAGGATGAATGCTGGTGTTGTAATTAAAGACTGATAGCGGATACACCTGAGCTGTTTCAGGACTAAGTTTATCACTGTCTGTACTGAATAGATATTGTGCATTTTCTGAAAATAATACAAGTCCTGTATTAATTTCAATGCCATCTACTAATGAGTTAATTCCTCCAGATGGTGAGCTACATGAGATATCAATCCTGTCATCACCTGAGAAGGTAAGTGCTGTGTTGTTCCAGAAGTTACCTAAGTCTCCAGGTTGAGACATGATAATATTAGAGTCACTCAAAGCAACTAGCCGGTCACGGTGATACAGCAACTTGCTGATTTTTTTTCCAACAAAACTAGGAGCTGGATTAGTAAGCTCATCTCCTACCTGTCGTTCATTCCAGTTACTTGTACTACCGGTTTTCCATTGACCAACAGTAAAGCTACTTGTTGAAACCCTTGTCAATACATAGGGCATTGATGCTGGGTCAAGTTTATATTTGATTTCCGGTTGTGCACATTCAATCCAGTGACCAGTACCGTCTGTATTATTATCACCTATAAATTTTAGGTAGTAATCATCGTCCTGTACTGCTGCTGAATTAGATACTTTGACAATAAATCCATTACGACATGACGATGGTAGTTCTGTCACATCATTGACTTCATCAGTGACAATATTAAATAGGTCACTCTCCAGTGCTTCTACATTAAATGTAGAGTTTGACCAAAGGTACAGACCATTACCAATAATTCTGCTTCTTACTGTTCCACCTGCTCCGTCATTAATTGCTTGGTTTAAACTATTAATTACGGCGGCGGCTGAGATTGAAGTTTCCTGTTCAATGTCTACAGGTATAGGCCTGACGCGAGCAATGTTTCCTCTTTGAGCTGATGATGTTTCTGACTTAACTTTTACTTTATGGTAATAACCGTTAACTAAAACTTCATAGGGGGTACTATTAATATTCGTCGAGTCATACGAACCTCCGTGCAACAACTCAATCCTGCCAGTGTATTGGCAATTGTATTGTGGTCTGTCTGGCTCATCGTTACCTGTATTAGTTATAAACCTACTTACAAATGGTTGACCTAGTATTGTAACTCTTGTGCAAATACCTTTAGTTGCGTTAGCAGTTTGTACATCAATTACACTTCCTGCTGCAGGACAGGCTGGTCCATATTGTGCCTCGTAATTTGCATGGTCAACGTCTTTGTATTTATTGGCTGAATAATCTCCATCGTCAGGAGCAGCTATGGCATTATTTATTCCCCTGTTATCATTTTCGTTTGATAATATAAGTTCTACACTTGTCGCACTGTATAGTGTTTGAGGTGTTTCATTATTAAAAATATTTAATGCATAGCTACGTCTTGGTGCAATCTGTTTTAGCTCTACATATACTGCATGTCCATTCTTGTTCGCTGTGTAAAAGGGGCTCGAACCAGCTACAGTATCTTTTTGACTCTTAGTAGTTAAGTCACTTGTCAACGCGACTGGGTATGTCTTATTAACTAAAAATGTTGTGTCGTTGATAGTCAGTGCTTCAATGTCACCAGGATTTGAATGTGCTAAGTATGTTCCAGCACTGTCATTAGCTGACGCAACTATCTCTGTTCCATCTGAACACTTATAAACTCGTACTGTTCCGTCAGTTCTTACATTACCGATATAAGCTTCATTGTCATCTCGGTAATAACTAAACCAACTTCCGGTTGCATATACATTTCCTAATGTTGCTATGTATTCTGTGCCAGGTCTTTTCGTAAGACCATCTGTAATATCAGGGACAACATTTACTGCATCCCTAACCTGCCCAGGTAGCTTCTGCTCATCAGGTTGCTCAGAAATACCTAATGCATAGTTTGGAATAGTCTGTGTAATTGTTGCCATTAGCGCCTCAGTGCACGGAAAGGTTGATAGGTTTGATATTGGGTATTTGATTCAAAGCCAAGGAAGTTATGGTCACCTTGGTTACATTCGTATTCAATACATGCAGCACGTGCCATAGCCTCTTGCTGACCAAGTAGCTGTACTAGCTGTGCGTTGGTAACTAGTTGAGTTGCTGCACGTGTAGCTGACTTGTATGTGATGTACCGCTGGTAGACAGAAGGCAAGTCTTCAAAGTCATATACCCTTACGATGTCTGCTTTGATTGCATTCTTGAATACATATGTCTTATGTACTTTGTCGTATAACTTTCCTTCACGTCTTACTACATCTGTAGTTCTGTCAAATTGATTGTCTGTTACGTCAATACGTAGTGCATCGGCAGGGAATGTAATGAACCCTGTTCCTGTCTCAGGTGTTAAGACTACGTTATTTTCAATGTTAAATACCCAGCCTTCATTCAATACATCAATGCGTGATTCTCTTAGGATGTTAAAGATGAACGAAATCTCAGGGTTTGAATAGTCAAGTGTGTTAACTGGTGATTGACCGATGCTCCCCAAGATTGAGTTCACTGCGGATAGTTCGGTATCGGTGCCAATAGTTGAGGACATATAAGTAAAAAAAAGGGACCCCGAAGGATCCCCATGAAGTGTATAAAAATCAGAATGTAGAAGGAGCTGAAGCACCAACGTACAGCTCAACGGCTGCAGCAGGGTTCAGGTAGTCAGCACCCATAGCCAAACGGCCAAGGATGACATCCGTGTTATTCCATCATTTCTGATGGCACTGACTATATCTTCAACCTTTAAGGTTGTCGGACGCTATTGGTGTATTACGTGACAAGCGTGTCACACCACCTAGTCGATGCACTTTCCTCTCACGCTTGAGAGGCTTAGCTCAGGATTGCCATAGCTTTCGCCTTAGGTTTCCCTGAATTCATCCGATGTTTATCTAACTGTTGCCAATTAGAGGGGCAATGTTATTTACCCTGATAGATGACTGAAACGTCACCAGAAGTAACTTGTACTTGAGGACCGATTGCTTCTACGCAACCAGCAGCTTCACGCTGGAAGATAAGACCAGCAGACACTGCACCAAATTCGGAAGCAGTACCGTAGTCATTGTTGATGCCAGTAGTAGCACCGGAAGCATCTTCAAGGCTAGGACCGATAAAGCTACCGGTGTTGCCAGGAGATGTTTGACCAGAAGTTCCGCCGTAC